GAAATCTCACTTATACTGAACATAGGGATATGAAGTATACACTAGATCGACAGAATCTTGATACTGTTCGTGAAGGTGATCAGAAACCAGTTGATGTAAAAACTGATTTCTTGTATGAGTTTGTTACCACTGGTACAAATGAAGATATTACTCCAGTTGATGCCCTTAAACAAATGAACGGGGCAGCAGAGTGGGTTAGTTCTTCTGCTGATCAGTGTGAACCCTTTAGTGTGGATGTAGAAGTTCAACATGTACCTCCATGCATAAGTGCAGAGGATGAATTTACATTGCTTCCTACCTTCCGGTATGAAACACTAGAATTCAATCTAAAGGATGCAACTATTTCTGTTACAGGAAAGTGCAATGTGGTTGAGGCTAGTGTAACCAGAGTATAATTAACAATATGTCTGAACTGGACCGTTGCGGTCCAGTTCGGATATATTTCTTTTGACGAAGGAGATTGAGTATGAGAATTGGTGGAGTAGAAGTAAAAGGACCGAATGAAGAATTACTTGTTCTGCCCCGGCAGGATCAGGATGTTGTTATCCGAGCTAAAGCAGTTCTTGACATGGAAATGTTTGAAAAACTATGCCCAGAGCCGAAGCCGCCTGGCAAGCGAACAAAAGATGGCTGGGTTCCAAATCCAGAAGATACAGGCTACAAGACTGTATTAGAGGTCTATCAAAATAAGAGATTGGCCTATTTGATTCTAAAGTCTCTTGAACCCAGTAATATTGAATGGGATACAGTAGTTATTGATAATCCAGGAACATGGACTAACTACCTAATTGATCTCAAAAATGCTGGGCTTTCAACTATCGAAGTTAATAGAATAATTACTTGCATCATGCAAGCTAATGCTCTTGATGAAAAGAAACTTGAAGAAGCTCGCAAGGTTTTTTTACGTGGTCAGGCGCAGGATCAAAACGCATCATCTGGCCTCAATTCCGAACCAGTGAATATGCCGTCTGGCACGCCTGTGAGCGATTCGGTATAAAACCCCCCGGCGTTAAAGATGCGTGGGACGATTGCGATGTATGGACACAAGCATTATTAATTGCATATAATCAAGTAAAAGATCACGATGAGGCTGAGTTTCAAATGAAAATAGCAGGATGTAAAATTATATGAAATTCTCAGCAACTTTTGAATTAGCCCAAGTTGATTTAGGGCTTTATCAAAAAGCCCTAGATCAAACTTTACGAGAAGCATTGGCTCATGCAGTATTTGAATACATTAATGAAGTGCTGTCGGTAATACCAGTTTGGAGCGGGGCATCCAGAGCTACATTTTTACAGCTAGCTCGACAAATCTCTATGTATATACCGATAGTTCCCACAGCTTGGGGTGGGACAGGCGCGAAAAATCATCCTAGTGCAAGTTCTATTTTAAATAGAATACCACTGGGAGAGAGATGTGGCACCGGCAAACTTAATATGGATATTGGTACTGGTAAATATAATTTTGAGTACACTAATGATCTGCACTACTTAACATATAATGAATACCATGATGCAAACTCAGAGAAAAGTGATCCGGCTGTATTCTCACAATTAAAAAGACCTGGCCCTTATAATTTTCAAAAAAAGGGCGCAGCAGCATTTGAAAGTTCAGCTAGGATGGCTAGATTACCTAATCCCTGGCAGTATTTAAAAATAACAACTCGAAGTTTTGGTGGCGGTAAAAGGTAGAGGATTCTATGTTTCTCTATATTATTACTAATCTTCTTAATAAAAAGCAATATGTTGGAATAACAAATAATCCAACAGAACGATGGAAAAACCATTGTTGTGGTCATGGGGCTAGACTAGTATATGCCGCTATCCAAAAATATGGTAAGGATAACTTAAAATTTGAAATTCTTTTTGAGGGCCCCGATGATGAAATAAAAAATCTTGAAAAATTAACTATTGCAACATTAGAAACAATAGCCCCTAACGGCTATAACCTGACTGCGGGCGGAGATGGTTTATTTAATCCTTGTGAAGAAACAAGACAAAAAATAAGTAAAAGTTTAAAAGGGCGTCCACTTTCTTTAGAGACTAGAAAAAAGATTGGTAAAGCAAATAAAGGCAAACAACGAACTGATGAACAAAAAGCACGCTATAGTAAAAGTCATATGGGCATAGTGCATCCACCAGAAGTTATAGAAAGAATACGTACTAAGAAAATTGGCAAACACTTTTCAGAAGAAACCAAAAGAAAAATGAGTCAAAATAACGGGAAGGCAAAACCAGTATTGCTTTATGGAGTCGAATATAGTTGTATTGCTAAAGCTGCAAAAGCAAATAACATGCATGAAACAACATTAGGCAAAAAATTTAAGTTATGGGCCACAGAAAATTGTTGGCCAGAAAACTGTCGCTATTTAACTTAGGATTACACAAATGGCAGATATTACCCAGCGTCTCGGCTTCGACGCCAGTCAAGCCCTAGAGCAAATTAATTTGCTCAATCAGGCTCTTCAAGCATTGAATACTATGCTCGGAAGTACGGGAGCAGCTATTGGTCAATGGAACTCTGTAGGTACTGCGGCAGTCAATCAATTTAATTCAATGCGAAATGCGGCAGATGCAGCTAGAAAAGCTATTGAAGCATTATCAAATGCACAATCTAAGGCGGCTACGGACGCTGCTAGAGTCAATGCCGCCCCCTCGCGGGTAAATGTTCCTACGCCACCGCCTGATATGACTGCTTATCTTCAGCAAGTAGAAAAACTTGGTGCTAGTTTGGGTGCAATACCCCAAAAGGCATCTGATGCTAGCCGACGTGGCTATGCAAGTGCTCAAGCTAGCTTAGCACAATTTGCTCAAGCTAATCAAATGTCCTTACAACAAGTATCAACCGCTTGGAATAATAATGGACAAGTTGTTACAGGAAATGCAAATAAAGCAGCAAATCTTGCACAACAGGTAAAAAATGCCCATCAGCAAATGGCTCAGAGTGCGCAACAAAGCACTGCGGGTCTTGGTTTATCATGGCAGCAATTGGCCCAAGTTATTCAAGGAACTGCCATACACACGTTAGTTAGGGGGTTTATCTCCTTACTACGAGAGGGCGTAGTCGAGGCTGTTGATTTTGGTAAACGTGTAGCTGAGAATATTACAATTATTGGTACACCTTTTAAAGCAACACAACAGGATATAACCAATTTAGGTAATACTATTATTAGTATGTCCAATAAATATGGACAAGCGGCATCCAATATTGCTGAGGGATATTATCAAGAATTATCGGCTAGGGTAGGTTCAGCGACTGAATCTCTATATGTATTAGATCAAGCCTTAAAATTATCAGTAGCTACAAACAGTAGTCTAGCAGACTCTGATAAATTATTAACAGCTACATTAAATAGTTATGGATTAGCTGCCGGAGAAGCTGCTAGAGTATCTGATATTCTATTTACCTCGGTTACTACCGGCCGGTATCACATGAACGAGTTAGCAAATATTGTAGGTAGAGTATTTCCTATTGCCAACGAATTAGGTGTCAGTTTGCATGAGGTAATGGCGGCTGTTAATACTATGACTGTTGCTGGTGTTAAAGCTGATACTGCATTCACCCAAATGCGAGGCATCTTTACTCAACTATTAAAGCCAACTAAAGAATTAACAGATTTAATGCAAAATAAATGGGGTGTAAGCAATGCACAGGAAGCTTTAACCTTATTTGGTGGCTTTATTCCCCTACTTCAAGCGTTAAGTAAAGAAGCAGGTGGTGCCTCCGACGAAATGGCAGATTTCTTTAAAAATGTTCGTGCTTTAACAGGCGTTATGCAAACAACAAACGGGCACATTGAAAGATTAAGAGCTAATTTTGAGGCATTAAAAAATGCTCCCCCCGGTATAACTCAATGGGCTGCTCAATTAGTTCTCGATACACCTGCAAAAAAAGCCGAGATAGCTTGGATCAATCTTAAAAATACCTTTATGCAAATGGCTCAATCTGCATTACCTCTTCTTGCAACCTTAGGCGGTCTTTTAAATGATTTAGTAAAATCTGTAGAAAGCCTTGCGGCTGGTTTAGCTATGCTAGCAGGTGGGGCAGTTATAGTTTGGTTCTATAATTTTATTAAAGCTCTTCAAGCTGCTAAGGTAGCTGCTGTGGAAACACAGATTGCTGTTGGCAAACTTCCAATTATAATGGCATTTCTTGTAGGGTTTGAAATAGGAGAGCAACTTAAAAAAGCCTTTACAGTAGATTGGGATACTATAGAAAAGGATCAAGAGACTGCGCGCCAAAAGATGTTAGAAAAAGAAAATTGGTATGCATCTGTAACAGCAGAAGTAGCTAGACGCAGAACAGCAGATGAATTGACTGAGGCGCAACGTGTGACTAGTGCTTTAGTACTCTTGCAACAACAGAATGGGACTCTTTATGCTGGTTTAACAAAACAATATGCTGATGTTACACAGATTACATTAAATAATATTCTTAATATATATAAGAAAATTGTTTCAGAATTAGAGAAGGATGAAGCAGCCCATGAAGCTGTTATGGAAGGTTATCAAAATAAGTTAGTTGATAATATGAAAAATGCTTCTGAGCGTATGTTTGAAATAGAAGCCGCTCAAGGAACTAAGAGAGAACAAGAACAAGCTAAGATTAATGCTGCGAAGAGAGTATTATCGGAAGCTGAATTAAAATTTGCATCTGCTCGAACTCAAAAAGAAATTGAAGATGCTATCAAACTGCTAGATGCTGCAATGCAACGAACAAATGAGTCAATAAATGCAGCCGTACAAAATAGAGGTTATACACAAGATTTTCCAAGTCTAAAAAGAATGTTGGCTGAGGAATATAATCTTAGAGCACAATATACAAAAAAACAATTAGAATTGGAAACTGCCAGCCAAGAAAAACGAGCAGAAGTTGTAGCTCAAGCAAAAAAAGATGAAGAAGCCACGGCTGAGGATATTAAGGCTATAATGGAGGGTCTTACTGTTAAGAAAAAAGGTGGTCTTCTAAAATCCCCTGAAGAAGAAGGTAAGGATTTAGCAGCAAGCGAAGAAGCTATACAAAGACTCAGAGATAGATTATTATCTAGCGGTAAAAATGTAGATATAAATCAACTATTAGGATTAGTAAATCTTCAAGAAAAATTAAATGTTCTTGAAAGAGAATTAAGACCTATTCAATTAAAAATTCAGTTAAATAAAGATTTAATTCTAGCACAATTACTTGACATTCAAGAAAAATTACCGGAGTCTTTATCCTTAACTCTGTCACAAAAAAATATACTGGCATCCCCTCAAGGGTTAATGCAGGGTGTTCAAAATTTAAATAAAGAATCAGAAGGATACAGAAAAAATATTGAAGCAGCCGGATCAAATATGCGTGACATTGCAAGTTCAGCGGCTGATGCTGCGGATAATATGGAGAAAATGAAAAATGTTCTTCCTGCAACACCTATTACGGGGTGGGGTCAAGTGGCTCCTATTGAAGAAATAACTAAAAGAATTGATGCAACAAAGCAATATAAACAAGTTGTTGAAGGATTACAAGCATCATTAAGATTAGACCCCTCAACACCAGCCGGGTGGAACGCCTTTATGGCATCTATGGGAAAATGGTTGACGCTAAGGAAACAAATAGGAGAACACCCAGAATTATATACATCAAGAGAAGTGGGGTTTGCGCAAAAAATTGATGAATATACGAGTAGTATTATTACCAAAAGACAGGAATTAGATAAAGCCCATCCATATTTACAAGAGGAACTAGACAAATTACGTACTAATGATGATATACAAAAACAAATTTTAGAATTTATAAAACAACAAAGTGAAGAGTTAAAAAAGACTCCTGAAGGGGTTAGAGCACTAAATAATGCATTAGACCTTACAAACAAAGATGCTGGTGCCGCAGCAGCAGCAGCAAATACCTTAGATAGTAATTTATCAGCTAGTATAGGAACAGCACAAAGTTTAGCAGCAGCTATGTATGAAGTAGCTGCCGCTGCATCAGCAGCAGCCCAAGCATCAGCTCAAGCTAGCCAGTATGCTGCAACAGGTGGATTAATTCGACATTTAGCTGGCGGTGGCACAGGTGGTCGGGGGTTAGATACAATTCCAGCTATGCTGTCTCCTGGAGAGTTTGTAGTTAATGCTGGTGCAAGTCGAAAGTTTTTCAGTCAATTGGTTGCAATGAATTCTGGTGGAAATCCTGTATTTAGGACTGGTGGTGGCCAATCAAATATTACAGTCGGGGATATTAATATAAGCAATGCCTCTCAGCCACAAGCAACAGCCAGGGAGGTTATTAGTTTAATAAAACGAGAATTACGCCGTGAAACAAGTTCATGGTAGAAAGGGAGAACTATGTTAGAATTAAAAGGTATCTTTCAAGTAGAACAAATTCGTGATGGTGAAATTATAGAGAATTTTACTGTTGAAAACGGTATCGTAGACGTAGGTCTTAATAGTATACTTGGTGTTGAATTTCATGCCGATACTCAAATTACTACTTGGTATATTGGCCTAGTAGATAATTCGGGAACACCAACCTTCAATAATGCAGATACACTAGCTTCCCATCCTGGATGGGCAGAAGCTACCGGATATGCTGGAACAAGACCTCAATGGACTGCTAATGCTGCTGCGAGTCGTAGTATTACTAATAATGCTACAGTAGACTTTGCTATAAATGCTCCCGCAGTTATTAAGGGACTATTTATTTGCAGTGTTACCAGTACAAATGTTGGGACTCTTTGGTCTACTGCTGCTTTTGGAGCAACTATTACTGTGGCAAATGGCGATGTTATTAAAATAACCTATACGGTTAGCGGCTAATCTCTCCCTCGTCAACCCGGCAAGCAAGCAGCAATGCTTGCTTAGCCGGTTAATATATTTTAGGAGTTTTATTATGGGTTTAATAATCCCAATGTTTCCGACTCAGGTTTGGGATGGTCTTAGTCTCAATCCTTGGCGAGAAAATATAATGAGTGATTGTATTCCTGACCCACAGGATTGGGATCAAGTTGTAGCCGAGGTTCGCGCCACTCAGATTAAGGTGCTAGAACTTAATGCAAGAGATACAATTGGTCCAACTGGTCCAATAGGTCCGGTAGGTCCAATAGGTCCAAGCGGTACACCTGGGGTTGCGGGTTTTAATGCAACAATTCATGCAAGAGTAGGCTTTTTTGCAAGCCCGAATACTACTGGAAATTTTTCAGTAACAGGAGTGGGGTTTAAACCAAAAGTTATAGAATTTATTGGTTGTAAAAATGATGGATTACAAACTTGGTTTTTTCATTCTCAGGGTTTTGCAGATGATGCAGGAAACCAAAATGTTTCAACTTTAACTGGTAATTTTAGTAATCTTTGGCTAGGCGATTGTAAATTTGATAGATGCATCTATCTTATTAATACTGGAAGAACTATTCAAGTAATGGGTACTCTAGTTTCAATGGATAATGATGGCTTTACTTTAAACTTTACTTATATTAATCCTATCTTTGCAATCAGATGGAAAGCAATAGGTTAAATGAAATATTGTGACAGTAGCTACAATTTTGGATATATATATATATATATATATATATATATAGTTGGATAAAGAATATGGGACTAACAACTCCATTTTTTCCAGATCAGATTTGGGATGGTATAGGGCACACCCAACGTACCAACCGTACTAATAATATAAATCCTGATTGGGAAGACTATGATGTTCTTGCTAGCGAGATTGTTGCAATTGAACAATATACAAAGAATCTAGCTACTATTGCAACTGGTCCAACAGGTCCAGCAGGACCAGTAGGTGGTCCAACTGGACCAATGGGTGCTACTGGTCCAAGGGGTGCTCAAGGATATACTGGGGGTAGTATTCAGTTTTTTGGTGGTTCAGGTGATAGTGGAACTACTGGCCCACAAGGAGCTACTGGCCCGCAAGGTGCTACTGGCCCGCAAGGAGCTACTGGCCCACAAGGAGCTACTGGCCCGCAAGGAGCTACTGGCCCGCAAGGAGCTACTGGCCCG